AGCAGGGCAAATGCTTGTCTGCCTATTATCTCTTGTTCGGCTTTATCCTCCACTATGGAGGGGTGATATTATCTTACTCGTCTTTGTTGTGGATATGCTTCTTTAAATAACCTATCCATTTTTTTCATCGCAGTTTGGTGATTAGGATCACGATTATCACGATATGACTTCGAAAAATCCTTATCAGCATAAAGAGCCTGAATTTCTTCCTGCGCCGATTGCGGAGATTGTTGGGTTCTACCCAATCCAGTACCTACCGCAAGTGATTCTTCACCAAGCATTTGTCCTATTTTAGAAAAAGCCCTGATCATTTCAGGATGATTCCCAAGACCTGTTTCATCTAAAATTTCAGACAATTCTGGTGAAGCAAATTGAGCATAAGCTCGTTTGGCATAATCCATATTACCATCAAAATTCTTGCCCCATTCACGTTGCAATTCAATGGTACTATGAACTTCTAAATCTTTAATGCCTTGTTGATGTGCATTAAAATCTTCCTCTTGTATGTCGTTATAAAGACCTAGAATGTTTTCAGCTTGTTCTTGGCTGAGGCCATTATCATGTGAGAATTGCTTATAATTATCAAGAATTCCCTCATCATCTTCGCCAAAATCATAACCATCGGCACGTTCTGGTCTCCCGAGTTGATTGTATAGACCATCCCAACTTTCCCCTTCTTGCGGAAGGGAGATGAGATTATCCGGGTTTCCTCCAATCTTCTTGACTGCATTAACGTAGGACTTAGCGAGTTTATCTACAGAGTCAAATGTTTGGAGGCTAGGTTCATCCCTCAAGCCTTCTGGCATAGAGGATGGGTTAAATGCTAAAGCCGAAGATTCGCCACTATCAGCTTGCCCTGTATCTTCAGGAGCCATTGCTTCTTCTGACATAACTTTTTATTGTTAGGGTTATGCTCGTCTTTCTACACGAGCCTGTTCCTGCATGTCAATTCTTTTCCTTATGGCTTCCAAATCTGCACCAACGAGATTAATAATCTCCATTACTACAGTTCTTTGACCTTCCTGCCATGCAGATGTATAGGGGTCGTTAGCATGAGAAGTTCTAAAGACAAAGTGTGCATTAGCTAAAGCCGCTATTACATCCTGTCCTTCTTCTCCACTAAAAACCTCTTTAAATCGTTTACGTTTCTCTTTTTCCTGTAACCAGCGTGAAATCATGCGGCTTCTGATCTAAGTGATTCAGCTTTTGCCATTGATTCATTCAATTGACCAGCTACTTGTGCCTGTTGTAATTGTGCCTGTTCCTGTTGCTGTCTTTGCTGTTCTGCAACCATTTGTTCCACTTCTTCCTGTGTTCTCAAGTTAGATGTTGGTATTTGCAGGACTTCAGCAGTATTTTTAAGTATTTGCTGAGTATTGAAGTACATCGGTATTGTCTGGTCTATCTGAGCAAGTGGCATAATCATTTCAAATAACTGATTCATGGAACTTATCTCACCAGACCTCATTGCAATAGAAACAGGGTTAATATATTCTATTTTATACTGGTTTTGCATTTCTTGTGGCATTTCAGGTAGTTGGAAGGATCGCATCAGTATATTAACTGTTCGCCTGATAAGCGGATCAAGGAATTCACCTTCCTGACGAGCAAGAATTGGCCCAAGTATCGGCATTCTCTGTCTCATCCTGACTGAAACCTCTGTTGCACTAAATCTCATAACATCACCATCGGGTGCAACCGGGCCGGGTAGTTCAAGTAAGTCTAAAAAGTAACCTTCCCTGATATTTGCAGTACATTTTGCATTTAGTTTCTCTGCATATTCAGGTCTTGCCCTTGTAGGCACTTCAAATATCTCATCTTTGCCCCCTAGCCCTACTGAATAATAATTTATTGCATCAGGGGTAGTATCTAGGGGGTCTAAGAGTCCAGAATCCGGTACAAACAGAGGCGGTGAGACCGCTTTCTGAACTGCCTTTAAATATGTTCTGTCAATTTCTGTAATAAGTCTTATATCGGGCATTATCTCCCAAGTTGGCCCTCTTCCATATATTTCTCTATCTGATCTTTCCCATCTTGCACAAATATAGGGCATTTCCTCATAGCCACCAAATGCCAATATCAGTTTTCTTTCTTTAAGGTAGTGAATTGATACAAATGGTTTTTTAAATCCTTCTGGCAAATGATTTTGTACAGTCCAAGAAGGAAATACTGCATGAACAACATCATAATCATCAAGCATTTTTGCTCCAAATCCCTTTTCGACTATTTGTTCAGGAAGGGTTTCTGGATCAAATCTTGATACTAAGTCTTTTGCTGTTTGCTTGTAGTTACGAAATACTGTGTCAATTTCCATCTCACTTCCGCTACCCAATATGCAATCCGAAAGAGGAAAATTGCGATAGCGAGGGCCAAAACCGGGCTGATCCTCAACAAAGATGATACCAGTTCCGAAAGACCCTGCTTCCAAGTAATATTGGAATATTGCACTTTGGAAATTTGATGCTGGTCTTGATACATGGTGTTTTACTATTTTAGATGCCTCTTCCATCCACAGGGCAACATTACGGCTTTTATCCAACTCAGCAATTCCGGTTGTGAGTTTAAACCATTCTGCACCCATTGGTGTAAAGACATTGTGGATATTAGATGCAAAGCGTTTCAATAATCGCATTGCCGTTCCTTCAAACGCCATACCCATTCTATCATCACCTTTTGAATGAGTAGTAGTGAAGTCAGAGCGATGAGGAAGGACATATTCTGCCATTTCCTGCCATTCACGCTCCCATGTTCTGCGGTTATTTTTCAGCTTCTCATGATGCCTGTCAATAACAGCACCAAGATCACTTCCCTGTTGCTCTTCAGCCATTTTATTATGATGTCAACATTGTTGCTGATTGTCCTGCGGTCAGATTTGCCGCACCTCTACCAGCTAACTCTTGTCGTTTCTTGTTTTGTGCAGTCAATGCCGCCTGTGGATCAACTTCTTCAGCAGAAAGTACAGGAGCCGCTACATCTTCTTCTTGAGTTTTACCCTGCGCACCTTCTACAAGGTTTTTAAATGAACCTCCATATACTTTATCTGTCATTTGACCTAATGTCCCTCCGGGGCCACCTTCTATTGTTCCAGCAGGGTCTTTAATAGCTTCAACTCCAGCACCAATAGTTTCATTTAATACTTTTAATATTGGTGAACCACCACCACCGCCACCGCAGAGTGCGATTTCGCCAGAGTATTCATATGATTCTGATGCAGTTTGAACAAGAGAACCATTTTTAAACTCATAATTTACTTCTGTATAGACTTTCATAATTATCTTTTATTTAAGGGTTATAGTTTCTTTCTTAACAAAATACAATGTTCATTATATTCTTTCAATACTTTTTTCCATCCTTTCCTGCCATACACACCCATATAGGTACATCCTTGAGCCGTTGCCCAATTTTCCATCATTATAACACCTTCATCAATCCAGTCAAACATCATTTCACCAGCCATAGTAACTACTCGGCACATTTTATGTTTAGGGTAATATGCATATTCAACTGTAACTGCCGCAACAATTACATCAGAATCAGGTTTAGTTACTATCCATAATATATAATAGCCAGTTTTTAAGTATTCCAGTATATCTTCTTCATTAAGTACATCATCATTTGTTTTTGTAATTAAATCTTTTACATCATTCCAGACAGTATCTATTTCATGTTTTTCTACAATGTATGTATCAAGCGTAGAGCCTTTCTGACGAATCATAGTAATCGTATGTATTAATTGCTTTCCTTGGTCTTTTCTTGGGACGACCTGTTGAAGCAAACTTTAGTGACTGAGATGCATATCTGGTTGCACTCATTAAGTCATCATGTGCCTTTACGATCTTTCCTTCTTTCCTATGATACATTCGTAATTCTTCAAACCACAAGTTCAGATAATTAAAAACCTTAAATCTTCCTGTCTGCATTCTCTGTAGCATATCCATTATACCCGGTTCTATAGAGATACCACCTTCAGGATTTTCAAAGTGTTTATGTGCCATATTAACATTTTGCTTCCTGTATAACTCTGCCAATGGTTTACCTGAACCTTTATCATGTTGTGATCCATCATGAGGCCATATTACAGGAACCCAATCTCCTCTTTCCCTTATTGCCGCAGAATGAACAACTGGTGTTTCAGCAGATTTTCGATAACAGTCATATATGTAAATAGTATCTGTATCTCTATCCCAAGCTATCCAGACTGCGGCAGTAGGGTGATCCCAACCAAAATCCAAGCCACATAAGCGAGGCCAGTATTCAGGTAATGCAAATGGTTCCACCCTCAGGTCATCTTCACTAACAGGAAATACGAGTCCAGAACCTAGAACTGGTATTCCTTTAGAACGCATATCTCTCTCATGCGGAGGAAGTGCGGCTAATATTTCTTTCTTAACATCTTCATCTAAGTGTACTGCATCATCCCATGTTGCATGATATAGAGCCTGTGACTGTCCCAACTTAGTCATAAACTGTGTTACAACTTCAGTCATTCCGCTTTCAGGAGTAAATGTCATAAAGACAATTCCACCACTTTTAAGTGCGGCTCTCAGGGCTTGCGAGTATATATCCTGCGGAGGTTCCTCATCGAGCCATGTAACATCAACTGCCTTACCCATCCATTGCATCTTCCCCTGCTCATAGGATTTAAAGATCAGTTTGGAATTCCTGCCAGACACATGTTTAACACTCAAACTCTGGTATGCATTTGGAACACCGGGCATTCTCAATGGAGTACCAACTATGTATTGCTTTGGTATAGAACCTTTCCCGAATTCATCCTCATCTCCGGGTTCACCAAGCATCTCTGCCTGTACTATATCCCTAGTATTTGCTGTAGTATTACCAGCCGC